GAAGGACATAGTCCTCACAAGGCTATGGAACTCTGTGGCAAAAAACCTGACACGGTCAGAATTTGGATGCTTCGGGACAAAAAATTTGCCGCCGACCTAGCAGAGGCAAAAGAAGACGCCAAGAACAAATCTGTGAAAGCGCTGGGAATTGCTAAGGACGAAATCTCCTTTCCCCAGTTCTCCGAAATTTTTTTGGACCAAAAGGTTTTTCCACATCACCAAGATTGGATTGACCTACTAGAGGGTAGGGAACCTTCCTGGCTCCACCCTTCTATGAAGTACGAGCAAGGACAACAATCTCGTCTTCTAATTAACGTGCCACCTGAGCATGCTAAGAGCACGGTCATTACCGTCAACTACTCGACTTATCGCATTGCTCTCAATCCCAATGTCCGCATTATCGTGGTCAGTAAGACCTTACTCAAAGCACGAGAATTCGTGTACGCAATCAAGCAACGTCTCTCCCACCCAAGATGGTTGAAGTTACAAACAACCTATGGACCTGAAGGTGGATGGAAAGCAGACTCTGACACTTGGCGAGTTGATACTGTCTATCTTGGGAGTGATGCGAGAAACTCTTCCGAAAAGGACCCCACCATCCAAGCACTTGGTATGGGTGGACAGATTTACGGTGCCCGTGCTGACCTCATCATTTTGGATGACTGCATTACCACGGCTAACGCCCATGAGTACGAAAAGCAAATTGACTGGCTACAGAAGGAAGTTATTACCCGTTTAGGTAAGAACGGAAAACTTCTTATTGTTGGCACTCGAATTGCTGCTACAGATTTTTATAGAGAGTTACGTGAACCTAAGTATTGGTCTGGGGGTAGATGTCCCTTCACCTACATGGGTATGCCAGCAGTTTTAGAGTATGACGAAGACCCTGATAAGTGGGTAACGCTTTGGGCTAAGTCTGATGCACCTTGGGATGGCGATGAAGATACGCCAGATGAAAATGGTTTGTATTCAAAGTGGGATGGCAAAACTTTACAACGGCGCAGAGGCGAAGTAACTCCATCAACTTGGGCATTGGTATATCAGCAGGAGGATGTCGAAGAAGATTCCATCTTCCCGCCCGCCTTGATTCAAGCATGTATCAAGGGTACTAGGAGACGTGGTCCCTTGAAGCAAGGGGCGGTGGGACATCCGACTGCGGTTGAAGGTTACACAATAATTGGCTTTGACCCTGCTATGGCAGGTAATGCTGCTTTTGTAGTTTTAACTTACAACAGAGCAGATGGCAAAATTTATGTGCTTGATTGCATAAACATGAGCGAACCGAATCCTCAAAAAATTCGAAACACTATTGAAGAACTTGTTGGCAAATATAAGCCACAGGAATTTCGTGTGGAAATCAACGCTCACCAGAAGGCTTACTCATTAGATGAGGACTTGCGCCAATGGCTCGCGACCTACGGCGTAAGACTAGAAGCACACTTTACTGGTAAAAATAAGTGGGACACAAATTTCGGTGTGGCATCTATGTCAACACTATTTGGCACCATGCGAGATGGAAAGTTTCAAAACAACAATATTATTGAACTTCCATCAACCACGGACTCAGAGGGGCTTAAGGCTTTAGTTCAACAACTAATAACCTGGAAAGCAAACACAAGGGGTAAGACCGACTGTGTTATGGCTTTATGGTTTGCGGTTCTTCGTGCTAGAGAATTTATGCAGCAGACAAGTAACCTAACAAAGTTTGCAAATAACCGTTGGGTAACTAGAGCACAAAGAGAACAAAGATACGTTGTTAATTTAGACGAAGCCTTCCAAGAGCAGTGGGCTGAAACTTATGGATAGGAAAAACAATGGCTTTAAGCATTGACCAGATTGCAGCACGGATTGATTCTTTACGCACCCGTTCAGCAGACCGTGACCGTAGACATCAAGACGTTCTTGCTGTTCGCAAGGGACAAATCTCTCAAGTTTATCCTGAATTTTTTCCAGAAGGTGTAGATGCAAATGTCGTTGCGAACTTTATTGACATTGTCGCCAAAGACTTATCAGAAGTTATGGCTCCGCTACCAGCCGTTAACTGCTCGGCAGCGAATCAAGTCAGTGACCGTGCACGTCAGTTTGCTGATAAGAGAACTCGTATTGCTTCTAACTATTTTATACATTCTGATTTTCAAGTACAGATGTACACAGGCGCAGACTGGTACATCACATTCGGTTTCGTCCCTTTCATAATTGAATTAGACGAAGAAGCAGGCTTACCTCGCATACGCATAGAAAGTCCAATCGGGGCTTACCCAGAGTTTGACCGCTATGGGCGTTGTATTGCCTTTGCTAAACGCTATACCCTTCCGCTTGCAGAATTGGTTGCACAGTTCCCAGAGTTTGAAGGACAACTTCTTGGCGAAAGAGGATACAAGCAAGACTTGCATGCTCAAGTTGAGATTGTTCGTTATTACGATAAAGACCAATCTTTAATTTATATGCCAGAACGTCACAACCTAGTTCTATCATCTGCCCCTAATCCAGTTGGCAAGATGATGGTTGTTGTAGCAAAACGTCCATCTGTTGATGGCGAGATGCGTGGACAATTTGATGATGTATTAGGTATTCAACTGCTTCGTAACAGGTTCGCATTACTTGCGATGGAAGCAGCAGAGAAATCTGTACAAGCACCAATCGTTGTTCCAAGCGATGTGCAGGAACTACAACTTGGTGGAGATGCGATTATCCGCACCAACTCTCCAGCAGGTGTGCGCCGTGTGGACCTCAATATTCCACCTGGAGCATTTACAGAACAATCAATTCTACAAGCAGAACTTCGTACTGGTACACGTTATCCAGAGGGACGTACTGGAAACATTGATGCATCAATTATCACAGGACAAGGCGTTCAAGCGCTTATGGGTGGTTTTGATACACAGGTTAAATCTGCTCAAGCAATCTTTGCTTCCTCTCTAAAGGAAGTTCTTTCTCTTTGCTTTATGATTGATGAGAAGTTCTTTAACTTTGAAAAGACAATTCGTGGTGTAGATGCTGGCTCACCGTTTAGCCTTGAGTATCTACCATCAAAGGATATTAAGAAAGATTATTCAGCCGATGTTCGCTATGGAATGTTGGCAGGACTTAATCCAGCACAAGGACTTATCTTCATGCTACAAGCCCTTGGCGGTAAGTTAATTAGCCGTGATATGGCTATGCGTGAACTTCCATTTGGAATTAACGTAACAATGGAACAAGAAAAAATTGAAGTAGAAGAAATGCGTAACACTTTGGTTGGCGCACTACAGGCAACTGCTCAAGCAATTCCTCAGATGATTACACAGGGACAAGACCCAACTGGTTTGGTAAAACAAATTGCAGATGTAATCAAGGCACGTCAAAAGGGTGTAAGTATTGAAGATGCTATTAACGAGGTCTTCACTCCAGAACAACCTCCTGTTGGTGCACCTCAGGTTGAGCAAATGTCCCCTGCTCCCGCCGCACCAGCAGGAGGCGCTCTTCCTCCACAAGGTGGCGCAGGTAGACCAGACATTCAAACACTATTAGCGTCATTAACATCTGGCGGTAAGGCAAGCGCAAGCGCAAGAACATCCATACGTAGATAAGCAAGGAGGGGACGATGACAACACTTGCTGCAATACAGGGTGATGGCTGGGCTGTTATCGGATGTGACTCTCGTTCATCTGACGATAATGGTCGTCCTATGGACCTTGCTACTCATAAGATTATTGAAAACAATGGAATCTTAATTGCTGGTTCTGGTTCTAGCCGTGGTTCTAATATTTTACAGTTTGGTTGGAAACCACCAAAACCAACAGTAAATGAGAACCTAGATAAGTTCATGACTCAAAAGTTTATTCCAAAAATGCGTCAAGCGTTTATTGATGCAGGTTATGATATGAAAGAAGACGGGGATGCTGCGGAACACGATTCATCATTCATTGTTGTTGTTCGTGGGGTTATTTACCCTGTGTTTGAGGATTACTCTTGGGACCGTGATGTTAATGGTCTTTACTTCTCTGGCTCTGGTGGTGACATTGCCCTTGGCGTTATGGAGAGTTATTGCCATGGAGGTCTACCTTTTTCACCAGAAGATGCGGAAGTCGCTGTAACCACAGCAATTGAGATTGCTGCTAAATGGGATATCCATACAGCGTTACCAGTTGTTGTTAGGACACAGTACGCATGAGTAAAAAATTCCAAGAAAAAATAGAAGATGCATTACGTTTCTTAATTGAACAAGAAACTAATGAACAGTTTATTTGTGCCAACTGGATTTTAATATCTGAGTGGGCAGATTATGGGGGAACAAGATATTTACATACAGAGGTAAGCGAGGCTATGACGCCTTGGAACGCATATGGAATGATTCAATGCGCTCAAGAATATAACAATGAAACATTTTCTACAGAAGAAACAGAAGAGGATGAGGATTAAATGGCAGGCAAAGGTGGATACCAACAACCTAATAACCCAGCACCAGTATCTGGTCCTGGAAGTCTTAGTCAACGCACTGACGGGTCACCCACTCAGGCAGCAACCTACATCCCAGGACTACCCTACGGACAGGGACAAGAAACTTACAACAACCAAGTAAAAGAACCTATGCAAGGAAATCCATTTCCTGTAATGGGTGGCATGAATATTGTGCCTCTTGATGCACCAACAATGTTTCCAGAGGAACCAGGAACTGCTGGTATTGATGCTGGACCAGGAATTGGTTCAGAAGCAATGATGGATTTGCCACGTTATAAGCCAAATCCTAGAGATACCATTGCAAAAGTAGCAATGTTTGATGACACAGGCGAAGTAGAACTTATTCTTTCAAAGTTTATTTAGGAGCGATTAGTGAGAGTTTTAAAACCCATTGTCGCTGAAGCGTCACCTACGCTTTATCAGGCAGCAACTAGGGCAAACCTGACAGCCAAAGAACAAAACCAAGTTGAACAAATGTCTTGGGCTGTCAAAAAGAACAGAGAACTCACACAAATGTCATCTAACGATGCACGTAGAGAGTTTGAAGCCCTTGACCCTAATGCTAAAGAAGGTTTAAAGTCATTTTTTGGTGAGGCTGAATACATGCAACAGCCACCAGATTTTGGTGACCGTGCTTTGGGTGCATTAAAATTTACTGGCAAACTACTTGCAAGCCCACTTATTGGATTGTTTAAGGTTGCTGGCGCATATAACCGTGTTATTAATGAGCCATACAAGGTTGCTCGTCAGGTTGCACAAGGTGAAAGCATTTTTGATTATAGAGTTTGGCGTGATGCTTGGGACGGCAAAGACCTATATGACAACAAAGCAATTGCTGAGGCTGAAAATGTATTTGGTAAAGCAAAAGTTTATGTAGCAAAAGGATTACTTGAAGGTAAGAAGCCTGGAGAAATTCTTGAGTCATATGGAGATTTAACTCCAGAGATTACTGCTGCAGTTGAAGAAGCATTTAATAATCCAGATGCATTTAAGCAGGTAATGGATGCTGCAAAGTATGCACAGTTTAGCCCTGGTCGTGATATTGCTAGAATATTTGATACCAAGCCACCTAAGAATGGTGGTCTTGCTGGCGATTATATTGATGGAACTACTAAAAATGTATCAGGTGTAATTGATTTTATTTATCAACTTGCTATTGACCCATTAACTTGGATTACTGGTGGTACTAGCAAGGCTGCAACTCGTGGAACACAGTTAGCGGAACTTGTAACTAAGGCTGGCGATGATGTCGCTGCTGGTGTAGCACAAGTATTTAAAGATAAGGGTGTTATCAAACTTTGGGATGAGCAATTTGGTCCAGAGATTGAGCGTCTTGCCTCTGCAAAGAATGAAGCAGAGAAAGCAATCATCCGTAGAGATATTGGAAGACGTTTTCCTGGATACAATAATGATGAAGCACTAGACTTCTTTGCTAAGAAAAAAATGTTTAATGCTGAAAAAGCAGAAGATATTTTTTCTCAGGCAGAAAATGTGCATCTATTACTTTCAGGTCGCCTAGATGGTATGACTTATCGCCGTAATGGTGTAGTTACTGCTCGTGCAGACCGCCGTCTTACTCGTGGTCTTGAATCTTTCTTAGAGGCTACCTTTGATAAAGCCTTTGTTAAGGCTGATAACTTCTTTAACGTAAAGCGTGGTGCTGAAGAACTACAAGCAAAGGGTTCTGATGCATGGGATATTCTTGCAACCGCAGGACGCAAGTCTGATGAGGCTGTAAATCCACAGATTGTAGAATTTACAAAGCAAGAAAAAGATATCAAAGGATTTATTAACAAAGTAAATGCCTTTGGTAAATGGGCAGGCAAGATGGCAGCCCGTAACCCAGCAGGACAAGCAGTACTAACTGGCGATGATGCAATCAAGACAATTGATACAGTTCGCAACTATGCTCGTTTAGTTCTTGACCGTGATATGGCAGATTTTGTAGCACAAAAGTTCTTAGCATCTACTGAAGATGAGCAGATTGTAGTAATGCGAAATCTTTACGCAGCAATTATGCAGCGTGCTGGTATTACTGATGAAGCAATAATGAAAGAGTATCTAAAGAAGACTCACAATGGACGTGCTGGCTTTACAACTACAGTAAGAACTGAAGTTGATGACCAGTTTGCTGGACTTCTTTCTAAAGATACAGTTAAGTACGAGAATGACACAGCATTACTTGAGGGTTCTGGAGCAATTCAACCATCACAAATTGCAAGAGGTGTAGGTCCGCTTCCTTTGGAAGAGATTGCACTTAAGGCAAATGAATTAAAGTCAAAGCAAAGTCTTATTAAGGCTGCACAAGGTGCAACTAAATCTAAGTTTGCTAAAGATTTTGTAGATTTCTGGTCTGTGTTTACTCTTTTCCCACGTTTGGGTATTCGTTCAGCCATTGATGAAGGCTTTATGTATGCACTTACCGCACCTGGTAGAGATTTATTAAACTTTGCTAAGGGACAGGGACGCAAAACTGGTCGTGCTAGTGCTGCTTATACTGGTAGTAGCGCAGCAGAAGGTCCAGTTGGTAGCGTATTACGCAAACTTTTTGGTAAAGGTCCATCATCTGAGTATCTTGGTATTGATGAACGCAATAAAATCATTGAAGAACTTGCAGAAAAGGCTGGTGTTTCACCCGCTGAAGTACAACACCTTGTAATTAATCAGGCTATTGCAGACCGTGTAAAGATTTTCTTGCCAGAAAAACTTGGCGATGAAGCAATGCAGCACTGGAATGAAGCAATGATTTACAATCCAGACATCCTGAACACAATGGCTAGTTCAGTTGCTGCAAGAAGTTCTTTGGGTTCATCCTTTGATGAAGTTATTAGAAACAATCAAATTAACCTTAGCGAACTATCTAATGCTCTTAATGCAGTTGGTCGTAAGATGGCACGTAAGAAGTATGAAGGTAAGAATCTTTCTGAAAAAGAAATTGATGAACTTGTTAAGAATGAGGGATTAACCTCTGGCACTAAGTATGAAGAGTACTCAGTAGAAAAACTTCGTGATGCCAACCCAGAGTATGTAACTCTTGCCCACTATGACAACTGGTATATCCGCTTTGCTACACCACGCCAGCATGGTAGAGGCTTAAAGATTGCAGATGATTACAGAGTAGCCCCTGCTATTGCATTCTTTAATCATGGTGCTTTAAAGACACCAGAGAACTTTGCTAAGGCTATGGATGATATGTATACCTACCTTGGTATGAAAAAGGTAGATGATGTCTGGCAAGTAACTGAGCAAAACATAGATGCTGTTAAGAAGTTTAATAGTTTCTTTGCTGATTCAGTCTTTATGCGTCAAGAAGGTAAGACAGATTTTGATATTGCCCGTGTCCATTTAGAGCGCATGCTCATGGATATGCGAGATAACTTCCATGGTGGACCTAAGAGTTACAATCAAGGTCTATATGATGCAATCAAATCTAACTACAATGCCCTAGTTGCTAAAGAAAAAGCGCAAAAAGCAGAGGGTATGCGTAAGTGGAAGATTGGCAGCAAGTGGCAAAAGGCTGCACAGATGATTGACTTTAAGCAGTTTGATGAACTAACAAAGGGATATCAACCATCTGGTTTGATTCAAACTCGTATTGAATTCCCAGACTTAACTACATTTGAGAGTGCATTTAAGCGTCTTGGTAATACCATGATGGAGTCAATGGATAAGCAGGTTAACGGATTACTACGTCAACCAGCAGTTATGACTACATATCTAAGACTTCGTAAAGAGTATTCAGGTATTCAAGCAGCCTATGCTCGTGAGTTAAGAGCCAAAATGATTGCCGAAAACCCAACCAGATGGAAGGGTGATAAGGCACAGGCTCGCCTTAATAACTTAGTTGAAGAGCAATCTGCTAAGCACTTTACTGAGATTGCACTTAATGATGCTGCAGATACAGTATTAAAGTTTGCAGATAACCCATCTATTCGCTCTAACTTTGCAGTAGAGGTACGAACAGTTGGTCGTTTCTATCGTGCAACTGAAGACTTCTGGCGCCGTTTGTATCGTCTTAAGGATGTATCTCCTACAGTTCTATACCGTATGCGCCTTGCTCACCTTGGATTATCTTCAAGTGGTATGTTCCATGAAGACCAGAATGGTGAGCCATACATCATGATGCCTATGGATAACATTATTTTTAAGGCAACTGACACAAGCATCAAGGCTCTTACTGGCGAAAGCCAATACAAACAGCCAATGTTTAATGACTTTACATTTAAGTTAAGTAACGTAAACCCATCATTCTCACCTGATTCTGGTTTGCCTTTACTTAGCGGTCCTATTGCGGCACTTAGCGTTATTGGTATGAAGAATCTAGTAAGTAAGGTTCCCATCCCTGGCGCAGAGAAAGCAGCACAAGACTTTGATAACTATGCACTAGGAAACCTAGGCGACAACGTAGATGTTGTTCGTGCTTTAGTTCCTGGTTCTTTATTGAAACTATGGAACATTCTTCCTATTAATGAGAAAACTAGACAAGAAGTAACTGCCGCACAACAGGCTGTTGCATACAATGCAGCACATGGATTAAGCCTTCAGCCTACTGCCAGCGACCAAGAGAAGTATGAGTATCTAAATGCTATTCGTACATCTGCTCACAAC